ACAATCTGATCTTGATAACCAATTACATATATCCGCAGTACCAATGCTTGCCTTTTATGGCTTTCCACAAAATGCTGAAGAGGTTAGTGCTGGACCCGGAGAGGCTATTGCATTTCCAGCAGATGGTCGGGCTGAATATATAGAACCAGATGGTAAGAGTTATGATGCTCAGTTTAGAAGATTAGACAGATTAGAAAGCCAGATAAATGAATTAGGTCTTGCGGCAGTACTCGGACAAAAGTTATCAGCAGAAACAGCAGAAGCAAAACGTATTGATAGATCGCAAGGCGATTCGACAATGATGGTAGTAGCCCAACAGATGCAAGACATGATTGATAACTGTCTTATGTTTCATGGCCAGTACCTTAATTCAGAAGCTGGTAGTTGTTTTGTCAACAGAGACTTCCTATCACAAAGATTAGAGCCACTAGAAATACAAGCACTTCTTACTTTATACACATCTGGATCTATTACTCAGAAAACATTACTTGACCAACTTACTGAGGGCGAGGTTCTTGGAGATGAGTTTGACGTTGAGGAAGAATTAGAAGCAACACAAAATGGTGGTCTTATTGAAATGGCGCAACCAAAAGAAGAGGTAGAACCCGAAGAGCCTGAAGAGAGTGCAGAGCCAGAACAAGATGCTGCATAAAAAAAACCCGCCTCAGGAAAGCGAGTTTATGTTTTGTTGTCTCAAAACTATAATATCTTTATTGTAAGTAATGTCAACACCTGAAACTTTTTACAGAGAGGCGATTGACTTGAACCGCTACAGCAACCAAGTTGCTCGTAGAATTATTACGAATTACAACAATGTAATTTTAGATTTAACGAATAAATTAGCAACTATTGACGAAGTAACAGCACCAGCAACAGTCGCAAGAATAAGGGCTATGTTGGTACAGATGAAAGAAAGTTTGGAAACTTGGTCTACAAGTAGCTCTGCTTTGATGATTGATGAACTACAAAGTTTAGCTATATTTCAATCTGGTTTTATTGCTGATGAATTACAAAAAGTTTTACCAGTAGGTGCTGTAAATGTAAATACGGTACAAGTCTCACCAGACTTTGCAAGAAGTATTGTTATGACTGATCCTACAGAAGTAAATATATTAACCCTACCAAATAATTTAGAACCAACTGTACAAAGAACATTTAACCTTACTGCTGCTAAAGGTTCTGCTATTACATTACCTAGTGGCGAAGTTGTATCAAAAGCATTTCGTGGTATTTCTACAAAACAAGCGGAACTAATATCAAGTCAAATTCGTATTGGTATTACAGAAGGTGAATCTATACCAAAGATCGCAAAAAGATTAAGAGGTCGTTTGCAGTTTGGTCGTAATCAAGAGATGACTGCCAAGGCTCAAAGGTTAGCGGCTGGCGATGGGATGAAGTTAGCCAACACGCAAGTTATGACTATTGTTAGGACTTCTGTTAACCAAGTACAAAATGCGGTAAGTCAAGCTTCCTATGCTTCAAATGGAAATGTCACCCAAAGGTATGAATATGTCGCAACTTTAGACGCAAGAACAAGTACCATCTGTGGAAACTTAGATGGACGAACTTTTAAATATAATGAAGGACCATTACCACCACAGCATTTTAATTGTAGGTCTACCACTGTTCCTATTATTGATGATGAGGATTTAAGGCGTAAGTTCCCTGATACCAGACCAAGTGCAACTGGTAGAGTTCCTCAGAATACTAATTATGCAACGTGGTTAAAAGATAATCCTTCAATACAAGAGAAAGCACTGGGAAACAAAAAAAGATTTTTTAATTATCTAATTGATAAAAAAAGAAAGAGTCCAAGAGAGGCTTTACGGTTAATTATTAAAGATGATGGAACAGAGCTTAGTTTAAAAAATCTAATTGAAAAATACCCTAAGGCATAAAAACAGTTATTATTAATGTAGTTGCTTTAAAACTATGCCAATGGGTAAAGGAACTTATGGTTCCAAAGTAGGCAGACCGCCTAAAAAGAAAAAGAAAGTAAAAAAAGGTGGTAAAAAGTGATGGCGAAAACATTAGCAGAAAGGTTGTCTGAAGCAAAACAGGCGGCCCAAACTTGTAAACCGAAAAAAAATGCGAAAGCTAAGAAAGGTTCCTAAAGATAAAAAAACAGGTATTGCAAAAAAATACTTGTCGGGTACAAAGAATAGATCGGCAAAGGCCGCTGAAATAAAAAAAACAGCAGCACTATATAAAAAAGGTGCATTTATTGATATAAAAGCTGTACAAAAATCAAGGGTTGCCCAAGATGTCACAAAAAAGCAGAAGAAAACCACTAAACGCCGCAACAAAAAATAGTCTTAAAAAAAAGGCTGAAGGTACTAAGTTTAAATATGGTGAGCTTGCAAAAGTTTACAGAAAAGGTCAAGGTGCTTATTTGTCTGGCGGCTCAAGAAATGTACCAATGGCAGCTTGGGCTATGGGCAGAGTTAATAGTTATATGAGAGGAGATAAAGCAAGAACAGTTGATATGGCTATATATAGGAGTTACAGAAAATAATGGCTATTGAAAAAGGTGGACATACATTTGCTGGTGTTGATAAACCAATTAGAACACCTAGTCATAAAAGTGGTAAGAGTCATGCTGTTGTTATAAAGCAAGGAGATGGATTTAAATTAATACGTTTTGGTATGCAAGGTGCAAAGACTAAGCCACCAAGAAAAGGCGAGTCAGATGCAGATAAAGCAAAGAGGAAATCTTTTAAAGCTAGACACGCAAAAAATATTGCTAAAGGTAAAACAAGTGCAGCATATTGGGCTGATAAGGTTAAATGGTAGATTATCTGATATATTAAAAAAAAAGTTACGCTTTATTTATGGCAGAAGAAAACGAAACAGTGGCTACGCCACCTGTTAACCCTAACGAACTTGAACAGCTAAAAGAATCAGTCAAGAAGTTAGAGCAAAAGAACTACGAACTAATAGGTAAGTTAAAAAATCAAAAAGAAGAAAAGGTTGTTCCAGAAGACTATGATGCTTTGTTAGCATTTAAACAAAAAATAGATCAAGAAAAATTAGAGAGTGAAGGAAAGTATACAGAAGCAACGCAAGCTTTAGAACAACAGTATAGAGATCGTTCTGCTGAAGATAAAAAAAAGATAGAAACTTTAGAATCAAGAAACAAAGAACTGGAACTAATAACACCAGCAATACAAGCTTTATCTGAAATAACACACGATCCAGAGTTGGTCTTAAATAATTTAATTCCTAAAGACCAGATACAAATTAAAGATGGCCAACCTGTTGTTGTTGATGGGTATGAACAAATACCAGTAGCAGAATATGTAAAAAATAAATTAGAAAAAGAAAAGCCTTACTTGTTAAAAAACAAACCTATAAGTGGAGGAGGTGCGCCTATTTCTAGACCATCTTCAACAAGTTTTTCTGAAGATATGATAAAACCTTTCCTTAGAGAAACAGAAAATTTAGGAGAACAAGGACGCATTTATAAAGTTCATGGCAAAGAAACATGGCAAAAGTTGAGAGATATAGCCAAAACACGCTAGTATAGAACAAAGGCAAAGCTACGCAGAGCCATATAGGGTTACGCCCACACCGTTAAATTTTAAATTTGTGGACTTATGGCAGTTCTAAGGAGTGATATTATCATCCCTGAGATATTTACGCCTTATGTTATAGAGCAAACTACTGCACGAGATTCTTTTCTCGCAAGCGGTGTGGTTGCACCTATGGCTGAGCTAAATGCAACAGAGGGTGGTGATTTCGTAAATGTACCTTTTTTCTCAGCTAACTTAAGCGGAGACTTTGAGGTTTTATCTGATTCATCTTCATTAACACCCGGTAAAATTTCTACTGACAAACAAGTCGGAGTTATTTTACATAGAGGTCGTGCATTTGAATCTAGGGATTTGGCAGCATTAGCAGCAGGGTCTGACCCAATGGCTGCAATCGGTCAAAAGATTGGTGCTTATATAGCAAACCAAAGACAAAAAGATTTACTGTCTTGTCTTGATGGTGTTTTTGGTTCTGTTAATACAACAGATTCCAACGCAGCATTTTTTGGTTTGACAATAGATGGTGGATCTGGTGATACTCCAACTGTTCTTTCTCCAAGACACGTTGCAAAAGCAAAAGCTATTCTTGGCGACCAAGGCGACAAGCTAACTGCTGTTTGTATGCACAGTAAGGTTTACTACGATCTCGTTGAGAGAAAGATGGTTGACTATGTTCTTGCATCTGATGGTAACGGAGGTTCTGCTACTGCTTCTGGTGGTACTATTGCCCCTGCTTATGGCTCTGGAAACGATACTGTTCCTACATATTGTGGTTTAAGAGTTATTGTTTCTGATGATGTTTCTACTGTTAGCAGTGGCGCATCTACAGAGTACAGTACATACTTCTTTACTCAAGGCGCAGTTGCTAGTGGAGAGCAAGCTGGTTTAACAACAGAGACAGACAGAGACATTCTGGCTAAATCTGATGCTATGGCTATTGACCTTCATTATTGCTACCACCCAGTTGGTTCAAAATGGGCAACAACAGATGTAAACCCAACAAGAACAGAGTTGGCAACAGTAGGCAAATGGTCGAAAGTCTACGAGACAAAAAACATTGGTATAGTTAGGGCAACTAACGTATCAACACAAGACTAAAGGTAACTAAATTATGCCATCAGTTTTTGAAGCTACTGCGGGGACGGCTCTTGGAGTTAGTTCAGATCAAACAGGATCAGTTACGCAGGCAACAAGTAAAGCTACAGGTGTCACTTTAAGTAAAGTGGCTGGTGTTATAACAATGGATGACGCGGCTCTTGCAGCAGCGGCTGAAGTATCTTTTGCAGTTACAAATACAAAATGTACTGCAAGTGATGTTGTTATTGTTAATCACGCAAGTGCTGGTACAGCAGGCGCATATTTAGTGCAGGCTAATACCATTGCTGCTGGATCTTTTGCAATCACAGTTACTAATGTATCTGCTGGTTCATTAGGCGAAGCAATCGTACTTAACTACCAAATCCTTAAGGCTGGTTAATGGGGTTATTTGCTTTTAAGCGAAAAAAAGAACAAGAAGCTGCCAAAGCGGTGGCTTCTGTTCAACCCAAAACAAAACGCAAACGAAAACCTAAGTTAAAAAATGGCGATAACAATAACAGCGACAGTAGGTAGTGCTTCAGCTAATAGTTATGTCACTTTAGATGCGGCTAATTCTATTGTTGAAGGTTTAATACTTGATGATGATGTTTCTGCGTGGGATGGTTCTAGTAATGATAATAAAAACAGAGCTTTATTTACTGCTGCGGTTAGAGTTGACCGAGAAAGATTTTTAGGAGCAAGGGTTACTAATACACAAGCATTACAATGGCCTCGCCAAGGTGTACGAAAACCAGATACATATATCAATACTTATTCTGTTGGCTTTCCTTTTCGTATATCAACAGATTATTTTTCAGAAACAGAGATACCAGAACAAGTTAAAAAAGCACAAGTTATATTAGCTGTTTACTTGAATAACAATCGAGATGGGTTAGGATTATCAGGACTTGAAGATTACAAAAAGGTAAAACTTGGTAGTCTTGATGTAGAACCTAATTTTTATGGTGCTGTTGGTGCTGATAGAGTACCACCACTATTTGAACGGTACTTTACTGGTCTACGAATAAGTGGACCCGGCAATGTCGCTATTAAAAGGAGTTAACTAAATGGGAAACTACAACTACCCAGCCGCAATTATTATCACAGACACAAACGCACATACTGGAAGGTTTGGTAAAATTCATTGCCTTGCTGCTGCAGAAGTGACTCTTGTATCTGAAGTAATTACAGAGAATGGTTCATCAACTGTTAATGGTATTACCATGGGTGTTGCATCAGAGATTGAAGGTATCATTACAAGTATTACTTTGGCCAGTGGTCAAGTAATTGCATATCGTGTCTAATGGGACTTGCGTCATCTTTAAAAAAAGTGGCCTCTAAAAGCTTAGTAAAGCTTGGAGGTAGTGTAACTATAAGACAAGTTACTAACGGCTCCTACGATACCGCTACTGGCGCAGTGAGTGAAAGTAATAGTGATACTGTAGTAAAAGGTTTATTAGAAAATATAAATAATACTGAAGTTAATGATTTAATCCAAGCAGAGGATAAAAAACTAACAATATCTGCTGGTGACATTACATTTGTACCAACACCAAAAGATAAAGTTGTAGTTGCTTCTGTTGTTTTTAAAATTATTACTGTAGTGACAAACCAACAAAATAATATACCAATAACCTTTGAATTATTCTTGAGGGCATAATGGCAAGAGAAATAAGAATTAATCGTATTGTTGATGAGGTCTTTAAGAAAGAAATTGTTGAGACTGTACAAAAAGCAACTTTATCTTGGGAGACAAAAGTAAAATTAGCAACACCAGTTGATACTGGTAACTTAAGAAATTCTTGGGACCATAAGATAGAGCCTTTTATTGGTACTGTTTTTACAAATGTAGAATATGCAGAACCAGTTGCTTATGGTACAAGCTTGCCACCAAGTTGGGATGGCCAATATAGAACAAGACAAAATACAATTAAAGGTTATCCAGAGCTTATCGGTAAACAAATAGCTACAGATATCCAAAATAGATTTAATATATAATTATGGCCGCAACAGATTTAAATACAGTCAGACAAACAATAGAAGCAAGACTTGCTACAGAACTTGCTAGTAGCCCTGCAATTCCTGTTGTCTTTAATAATATG